ACCCACTGACATCACTCGTAGAATAAACGCGAGGTCGCAACAACTCAGCGCGTCCGCCGAGTTTTTGCCTGCGATTCACAACGTCTGCAGGGGTAGCAGCGCGCGGAGAGTCGATATAACACACTCCCCGGAGTTTATTTGCAACCACTTCAAGCTGAGCCGCTATTTCGTCTCGTGCGCTGTAATCCGGCGCTATAATAATTCGCGGGGTAACTTCGTTAATTTGCGCTGACGTCAAAAGCGAATTAATTCCGGCGATAACATTTTCGCTCATATCAGCGTCGTCGCTACTCTCTACAACGCGAACAACAACGATTAATGCATCAGTCTGATTTAAAATATCAGAAATAGCGGGGGGCAGAGTCCCGTATTTCCCGAGCAGGGCGGCTTTCTTCTGACTACCTGCAATTAATACAGGAGAATTAATCGGGAATGCGTCATCTGTTCCACCTGATAAATTTGTTGGTGGAAGACCAAATACTGTACCGGTTCCGGAATGCTCGCCACCAAAAGTTACATTAATCCACTCTCCGTCTGTTTTCCCCTCTCTATATTCCTGATTCTGATCATACATTTTGCCGGGGGTCATTCCCGGCTCCGTAATCATCGTTAATTTTTTTGTTCCGTCGGGCAGCGTGCTATATCCTGGAGTGCAGGTTGCGCCCTCAACTGTCATATCTACAATTTCAACAACCCATTTATTCCCGTCGCTGCCCGGTGATACAGTTGAAAACTCAACGAGATTATCAGCCAGCGATGAGCCCCACGTTAATGATGCTCTCGTAGCCTCCGCGACGTTCGTCGCAGTACCAACAATCCCAATCACGGAAATATCTACTGTGTTGATCTCTTTTGTGCCGTCGTCGTATTCGAGCGTGCGAATACCGTGCAAAAAATTAGTTACGCTCATTTTATTCCTTCTCTATTTTCACCAATTCGCGTCGCTATTGCTTCTTTAAGCTCGGCCAAGTTTTCGATTTGCGCGTCAGATGCGGTTCCGGCATCTACTGCACACTGAATTGAGAATGCCTCAATTGACAGATCGCCAACAGTCCGTAATGTAGTCTGGAGTTTTTGCGTCTGCTCTTTTTTACAAATTTAGAAATGCTCCCATAATCCCCGCTCAGCGCTCTTTCATATAAAACCCTACCGTGTTCCTCGCAATCATTTTTCATTGCGGTGAATGGAATGTCGTTTCCAATCCCGTCAATATCGCAAATAATATTTATAGATAACCCATGCTCGTCATTAAAAACAGGGTTTGTTATTTTTCTAAATGAATCAACACTTATCATTACGCAATCCTAATAGCTAAAAAACAGGCAGTCCCAATATCACCGACCCCGCCTGGTGAATACGCCATAGCTCGCCATGAGCCAACAAGGGGTGTGTCATAAAATGGTTTTGTGGCAATATCCGTGTTATATGAACCGGTATTATTTATACTAGCGTAATATAAATCACCTCCAGCCCATATGGAGCCCGGTAGTATTTGTGGTGCATGATTAATAGCGACAAGCGCATAAGTATTAACCGCGCCAACAACACCTATTTCCGGTGATGGGTCCGGTGAAAGACTTATATCTATGTTGCCATTTTCATCCGGCGACTCCCCGTTAATCGTTTTAACCGGTTTAAGATTAGCCTCATTCCAGTATTTATACGTCATTCCGCCACACAGTAATACCAGGCCATCATAGTGAACTCCGCGTAATCTATAAAAAACCTTCTGATTGTTTTCTCCACGGGTCGAAAAATCTAAATAATCGCCCGACACATCTGATAAACCAGCAAGTGAAAACAACGTCAAATCAGTGCCCGGTTTGTTTATATTTATTTGTTTTTTAGAGGATAAAACGTCTTCAAAAATCACATCATCTTTAAAAGTATTTGGATGAGTAAATGCATTACCCTTATCTCTATATGCAACGTCCCCATCTATACCAATATTTTTCCGCGCAGCCTGCTGAGCAGTTTCACCATTTGCGGGAATTTCAGATAAGTTTTTACTTATCTGCAAATATTTTTTGTCAGCTTCCTCGGGAGTTACGTAGTTGTCATATACTACAACATTAACCGTAGATGTGCTGGACACCGCGAGTGTGTATTTATACGTGATTGAAATCAGCGCACCGTTGCTGTCCGTAGGTTTTAAAATGTCCGGCGAGCGCGCCACAGAGTACAGCTCGCCTTTATCTGTTAATATCCCCACCTCACGGATAGTATAGCCCCCAGTGTCTGGCGGTACGTAAAGTGTAAAGATAACCTGGTTACCGCTATTTTCTGCGGATTTAATATCCCCACGATACGTCTCGTGAATTAATGCAGTTCGTGCCGGGTCCGGTGTTACGTCGTCGTTTCCGTTTGCGTCGCCAATAACGAATTTATTCAGCACCACGGGTACACCCGATGCCAGCGCAGCGGCTTCAAGTTGCGCCCCCCGGTCTGTCAGTACCGCATAAACCTGGCTCGCGCTCGCTTTCAGATTTGATTTTAATTTAGCCATTAGGTCCTATCTCCACTAACAAACTCACAATTGGCGAGCCTGATATATATAGCCCGCCGTTAATTTTTACACCGCCGTCGCCGTCTGCTGGGATATTTACGCCTATTTTCGCGTAAGGCGCACCAGCTATAAAAAATTCACCATCGACACCCGTTTCAAAATTTATTTCTTTTAATAAGGAACGGCAATTTTTTGCATCAAATATTTGTGCAATAAAGGTATTCAATAGTTCTAAATCTAACCCTATACTTTTTAGCAGATATATTTTAATTGCGAATGTATACGGGTCGTCCCTGGGCGTGGCTTCAAACCACTCTCTCATTTTGCTCTCAAATCCCACCGTTAATAATGCTCGTTCGACGGCACCACGCGTGCCGCGATGTTTATTTTGCCAGGCTGCGGCCTTAATAATTTCGCGTTTTTGCTGCTCGCTCCAGTCGGGGTTCCAGTAGGTGACCGCGTACTCCCACGCCAGCCACGGCAACAGATTTGCAGGGCACAAATCGGGATTTTTAATAATTCGAATATCGCCAGGCAGATCGCCGACGTGAGATAAAACAACCTCAAGCGCCCTCTCAGGGGTTATTGCGTTCGGAGGCAGTACGCTTTGACTTGTCATGGCTACCCCATTTGCACGCTGAGTTTGATTTCTGTGCAGTACGGAGCCTGTCCGACGCCAGCAATCACATCCTCTGTTGGCGATATCAGAATCACACGCTCCGTTCCGTCACGATGTATCGCGTCGTAAATTCCTGACAGGGCTGCTGTCGCCCCGATTTTATGTTGTGTAGCCACGTATATAGCTAAATCGCTTTGAGCACCGTTGAGCAACACGTTCTGATCGGGACCGAGCCCCGCTACGATAACGGCTTCAACCCGGTAATTCAGGTTCGACGCAGGTTTTACAGTCACGAAATCAGTCAGCGGTCGAGTATCGTCAGGAGACAGGGCCGCATTCACTGTATTCAGTAGTGATTGAGGCGGAGTGCCGTCGCCGGTTCGCGACAAAACATACATATCGACGTATCCAGGCTGGGTCACCGGCGGGCCGTACGCCTGAGCTGACAGAACGTCGGGATCACTCGACAGCGCGAAATAGTTATAGGCGTTCGTACTGCCGGCAGTATTCCGCGCGTACCATGATAGCTGTATGCGATGACGATACTCGTCGTCACTCTCGTAAACCCCCTCAGTCGGAGGAATTGCGTCAGGATTAGCTGGCGTTATCAACAGCCGCAGGCAGTCAAAATTAGCGCCGATCTGGTCGAGGTCACTCCCTTTTGCAAACGCGAGCAATACAGCGAGCATCCCCTGATTTACCCGAGCTGTAATAATGATTTCTCTGTATGCAACTATTTCCAGCAGTTTAACGGCCGGGTCTGACTCCAGGAGTGCGTTAAATTGTGGATATAATATCTGCAATTCTGACAGTAGACTGGATTTAACATCTGAAAATAATGGGGTTTTAACGAATGCTGGCGGCGGCAGCAGACTCATATCAATAGTTTTCACTATCGAATTCTGAACTGTTGATGTTATCAAAATATCAGTTCCATATTATTAAACTCTAATCGCTGTTGTGTTTCGATATCTGTTGCGATAATTAATATTGTTATTTTCCCGATGTCCACTGCTAACACATTTATTCTGTCAATTCTGACGCGTGGTTCCCAGCGTGCTATTGCTCCTGCACTTTCCATTATTATTCTCATAGCAAGCGACGGATCAGTGGGATTATCAACGAGGTCAAATAATTTGCTGCCGTATTCCGGCAACATTACACGGGTTCCCAGCGGGGTCGTTAAAATATCAACGATAGACTGACAAATGTGATCAGTCCCCGATAAAGGCTTACCGGTGTTACGGTCCATTCCAAGCATATTTACGCCATTGGTTGGTTCGGTTGTTGTGTTTCCCCGTCCGGACATATATGAGTGTGTCCGTTGTACGTTGTGCGGACCTCAGTCATTGTGCCTTGTCGGTCCTGCACCTCTTGCCCTGCTAACACACTACCGCGAGTTGTGATATTACCTGTTCCACCGTTATCTCCAGTGACAGAAATATCGTTACGGAATGTCGCTAATTTATCTACTACTAATGTCTCGGTAATATGCGTTGGACCAGCTAGTGTTATACCACCCGGAGCCCACGCGCTGATTGTTTGAGCTGTCAGCGATATTCTGTTCGCAGCAGTAACACTAACAGAACTCGTTGCTATAACGTTCACTAAATCAGCATGTGCGTTAATTGTATCTGTCGCTGTGACATTAATAATATCAGCGTCTGCGTTAATTAATTTCCCACCATGGATATTAACTACATTTTCGCTATTAATAGTAACATCTGCGCGTCCAAATATTTCTATTTCAGACTCACCGAGTATTTTTACCACGCCGTCCGGTACGCCCTGCCATGTCAGAGTGTGATTTTTTGTGTTATACGTCATCGTAGCCCCGTCACAGTATGCAGTGACATGATCATGGGGGTCATTGCTTGACGGAGCTTTGTCGTCAATGTGCAGCCCGAGCATAACTACACCGTTCCGCGTATCCCCACCCTCAGAAACAACAGTAACGGGATCGCCCACTGATGGTGCGCTCCAGTCGACGCGTTCTGAGGTGGCGTGAGTAAACCACTGCAGCCAGCCTGACTGGTGTTCGCCACCAAATGAGACTCGGCAGCGTGGAGGATTCATTTTAACTGCAGCTATCGTGCCGCGTTTAACTGCGTCACGCAGCCTGCGCGCGTTCTCCGCTGCAGCATATTCATCGTCCGATTGGGCCATAATAGTCGCCCTCATGTTCTGCGCCGATATCTGGTGCTATTCCGACGTATATATTTTTCAGGGTCCCCTGTGAGGGATAATCGAAAATATCTGGACCAACGCCTACAACCTGCGTGAACGACACGCACTGAACTGAATGCGAACCGACTGACTGCCCGTTTTTAATCCAGTCGCACGGTTCCGCGTCGCTGAATTTTGCCGGTTTAGTTCCGGGACCGAACATTCGCCCATTGATCCAGCTCGTCATATAGAGCGCTGCATTCTGCGATTTCAGTCCGTACTGATCAGCTGCAAATTCACGCAGCAAATACAAATTACACGACAGCTCGACTGACTGAATTGAGCCTGGAACCGATTCGTCACTCTGTGACCAGTTGCTGATTTCCAGGAACAGAGCTGGCGTTTCAAATCCAGCCGGAATTTCCGGATAAATTCCGAATGTTTTGATGAACGGTATTTGTAAAACCGCGCCTTTAACGCGATCAAGATATTCGTCAAATGCATCCAGTCCGCTCATAATCGTTTACCTGTTTTTGGGTCTACGTGGACATTACCTTTCACGCGACCGCGCAAATCTTTCTCAAAAAAGCCCATAAAAACAGGGCCAATGTTTTCAAAAATATAATCATCGATAGCATCCTCCAGCGCGTCGTGCACAGGTACGCGAGCCTCTTCGATTCCTCCGCGATCCAGTCGAATCCAGACACTTTTCGCACCGTAGCGTTTCGCTACGAATGAATCGGGCCAACTCATCATCGCCAGCCCTGCACTTTTGGGTGTAAAAGTTGCCCCTCTAGCGCCTTTTTTGGTTTTCAAAAACAGGCCGGTCTCAAGATCGCGAGGCTGTTTTTGCCTCCGTGGATTTTGTAATCGCCCCTTTAGCTCAGATACCCGGAAATCATTCAGACCGTACCAGAGCTTGGCGCTGCTCAGGTCTCCTGCCCCTTCTTTTGTAAAATTACGGCGCTTAATGAACGGCTTGATTCGTTTATCTACGGCCTTATGATTTTTAGCTGCCAGTGCAGTCAAAATCATTCCTGCTGAAATTCGGTGCATATGTTTTGCAGTTCGGTTCAGCGCCCTGTTGTATACCATTAACATTTGATGTTGCGTCGCGCTGATTTCGACTCTGAGCTGCTCCAGCGCCGAAACATCGATATCGAACATCTGCGCGTTACTACGTAAATCGGCCACGGTTCCCCCTTAAGTGGGACCGAGGTCCCACTTAGTATTTTGAATACTCGCTGTTTTCGCTGGACGTGTGAGGCTCTAAAAAAATATTCGTGAGCCCTGTGCCATCAGGTTGAGGCTCTTTAACCACGTAATCGGTCCAGCCAGACCAGGTAACAGAGCCGTCAGGTTCGATGCTGCGCTGCTTTGGAACCTGGACGACGTCACGCGCAACAACGCCAGCGACGTCGTCCGAGAACGCCGTCAGGCTCGTTACTGTACCGGTAATAAAACCAGCGTGAGGAACGTCAACGCGCGCGTAAGGCTCGTTGAAAATAGCGATAATGGGGTCGGTTTTACCGCGTAATTTAACGGGCCGTCCCAACTCAGCGTTCACCTCCTCTC